ATCTCGAGCGCCCAAACCTACGCGACCAACGCATCTGCATCTGCAAGCGCTGCCTCGACGTCGGCTAGTGCCGCGGCAACATCGGCAACTGCTGCGGCTACGTCGGCGAGTTCCGCCGCAACGTCCGCATCCTCGATCTCGTCGCTTACGGCAGCGTCGAGCATCGCGTCGGCATCCACGATCGACATCGGTGCCGTCGCGGCCGAGTACCTCACGGTCAGCGGCACCACGACGATCAATGCCCTCGGCACCGTGGCTGCTGGCCTGCATCGCGTCCTGAAGTTCGACGACATCCTGACGCTGACCCACAACGCGACGTCTCTGATCCTTCCTGGTGGAGCGTCAATCACGACTGCAGCTGGCGACGTGGCTGGGTTCCGTTCGCTGGGGACCGGCAACTGGCGCTGCGAGTGGTACAGCCGCGCAAACGGCGCCCCCAACGCGACCGTGCCAGTCGCCAATGGCGGCACCGGCAGCACGACGGCCTCAACCGCCAGGACTGCGCTTGCCGTTGCAGGGTTGGCAGATGCGAACTCGTTCACGGCTGCGCAACGCGGATCGATTTCGGCCCTCACCGATGGGGCGACGATCACGCCGAACTTCGCGCTAGCCAACAATTTCAGCCTCACCATTGGTGGAAACCGCACGCTTGCAAACCCGACCAACCTGACCGCGGGCCAGAGCGGTTCCATCGTCATCACGCAGGACAGCACCGGTTCGCGCACGCTGGCGTATGGATCGAACTGGAAGTTTGCCGGAGGCACGGCGCCGACGCTGACCACGACCGCCAGCGCGGTGGACGTCCTGGTCTACTACGTCGAGAGCGCCAGCCGGATCACGGCCTCGCTCATCAACGACGTGAAGTGACGTCATGATCGTTCCAGGTTCCTCCAACCCGCTGTTGCTGGCGTCTGGCGCTGGCTACCAGATCGCCAACTCGCTGCGTTTTCGTGCGTCGAACAGCGCTAACGCGGCGCGCACCAATGCGACCGCGGGGAGCGCGCAGAAAGCGACGTTCAGTTTCTGGGTAAAGCGCGGTCAGCTTGGAACTGGTCAGGCGGTGTTCGGCACCTACAACATCGGCTCAAACTACTTCTACTTCGGGTTTACAGGCGCCGACCAGTTCATCGTGCTGGAGGTGGTCACCACCATCCAATATCGCCTAGACACGACGGCTGTCTTCCGAGACCCGAGCGCCTGGTATCACATCGTCGTCGCGATCGACACGACGCAAGCCACGGCGGCGAACCGTGTCCGCATCTACGCGAACGGCACCGAGCTCACGTCGTTCTCGACCAACTCGCCGCCAGCGCTGAACTACAGCCACACCTATCTCGGCGCTAATGCGCGGGTGAACTACATCGGCGGGAACAGCGGGCTCGGATACCTCGACGCGCACCTCGCGAAGCTCCATTACATCGACGGCCAGCAGCTTACGCCGGCGTCGTTCGGCCAGACCGACGCCACCACGGGCGTGTGGGTGCCAAAGGCGTACACCGGAACCTACGGGACGCTGGGCTCGCTGCATGAGTTCGAGGACGCAACGACGACCACGACGATCGTGAAGGACACGTCGGGCAACTCCAACAACTTCACGACCAGCGGCATCTCGGTGACGGCTGGCACGACGTTCGACCAGATGACCGACACGCCGACGAACAACTATCCGGTGTGGTCTCCAATCGACAAAGGCACGGTTACGGTCAGCGAGGCCAACATGGCGGCTGTTCCGGCTGCCGATGTCCACGCCATACGAGCTACGGTTGGACTTCCTGCAACGGGGAAGTGGTACTGGGAAGTCGCGGTGTCCGCGCTTGGTTACGGCACGGGTCTTGGAATTGCCAACAACGCCTCGGTCAACACGACCGGAGCCTCAAGCGCGGAGACGCGCACTTACCAGTTCGGGTCGTGGCTCAATTCGTTCAATGGTGGCGTTGTTCAGTACGGCACTAGCCAAGCTGTACTTGCTGGCACGAATTGGACCGCAGCCAGCCAACCAGCAGCCAACGACATCATCATGGTGGCGGTGGACATGGACAACGGATCCATGTGGGTCGGCAAGAACGGAACGTGGTTCAATTCCAGCGGCACCGCCAACCCTGCGACGAACACCGACCCGCGTTGGACCAGCCTAACCGGCACGACATGGTTCCCGTACATGGCGGGCTACGGCGCCCCGTCAACAGTTACTTGCCGCGCCAACTTTGGTCAGCGCGCCTTCAGCTACACCCCGCCCACCGGCTTCAAGGCGCTGAACACCGCGAACCTTTCTGTCCCGACGATCAAGAAGCCATCGCTCTACATGGACGCCACGTTGCGTACTGGCACGGGCGCGACGGCAAGCGTGTCTTCGCTGGGCTTCCAGCCGGACCTCGTGTGGATCAAGAGCCGCAGCGCGGCGACAGATCATGGGCTTTATGACTCAGTACGCGGGGTTCAAAAACAAATTGAAAGCAATACGACAACCGGAGAGACAACAGAAACTACAGGATTGACGGCTTTCAATAGCAACGGCTACACCGTTGGTTCTCTGGCTCAACTTAATACAAACACAGCTACATATGTTGACTGGGCTTGGAAAGAGGGTATAACGCCGGGATTTGATATTGTTACCTATACCGGAAATGGAACTAATCGAACAATTTCACATTCTTTGGGCGCGATTCCAAAGTTTATGACCGTGAAAAGATTGGATACAGGAAACGGCTGGCCCTCCTATCACGTTAATCAAAATGCTTCGCCAGCAAGTGGATATATGTATTTAAACTCAACAGCAGGTTTTGCTGCTGCTTCTACCATGTGGAATAGTACCGCACCAACTAGCAGCGTTTTTAGTGTTGGAACTAACAGCGAAACAAATGGAAATACATTTTCTTTTGTGGCGTATCTGTGGGCTGAGATTGACGGATATTCCAAGTTTAGTAGCTATACTGGCAATGCCAGCGCGGACGGACCGTTTGTGTGGTGCGGATTTAGGCCCCGCTGGATTATGATAAAGGACGCAACGGCCGCAAATCTTGATTGGCGAATCTACGATACTGTCAGAGAAACATTCAACGAAATGGGTGGTGGTCTGGAGGCTGGAGACGCTGCCGCCGAAAACTATGCCACTTCCGTTCGTGCCATTGATGTTCTTTCCAATGGCTTCAAAATACGAGTGTCCGCATCAGGCTTGAACGGGTCTGGTGTGACATTTGTATTCGCTGCGTTTGCCGAAGCTCCATTCAAGTACGCGAGGGCACGATGAGGTTTTCTCTTCCAGACGGCCAGACCGTCATGATCGACCAGCCGTTCGACATGGCTGGCATCCAGTATCCAGACAACTGGCTGCGTCTCCTGACGCCGAGCGAGCGGCTGGAGTTCGGCGCTGTCGAGCTGCCGGAGCCTCCGGTCGTCGATGGCCGCTACTACAGCGCGCCAGGCGTGCCGCATCCGCTCGACCAGCTCAAGCAGCAGAAGAAATCTGAGATCGCGGCGAAGCGCTGGGAGTACGAGCACGCCGGCGTGGAGGTCGGCGGCAAGCGGTTCTCTAGCGACGAGCGCACGCGCACCGTTCTCATAGGCGCCAGGATCATGGCGAAGGAGAATGCCGCCTACTCGACGGACTGGAAGTTCGCAGACGGCTTCGCGGCGCTTGGCGCCTTGGAGCTGATCGCGGCGGCCGATGCGGTCGGCGCGCATGTCAGGTCGTGCTTTGCCGCCGAGAAGACGCATGTCGCGGCGATCGACGCCCTGACGGACCCTCAAGCTGTCATCAGCTACGACGCGACCGCAGGGTGGCCGCCATGAGCGAAATCTCGCCAAGGGATTTTGGCAAGCTCGAGGCAGAGGTCGGATCGCTCACGCGCAAGGTCGACGAGATGGCCGATGACCTGAAGGCCGTGCGCAGCGCGATGGATGCGGCTGGTGGCGGCTGGCGCGTGCTTGTCGCCGTTGGCGGCTTGTCTGGTGCGCTGACCGGGCTGGCCGTCAAGTTCATGCCGTTCCTGCGATGACGATCGCAGCGGCGCCGCTGCTTGCCATGGCGCTGGCGGCGTCGCCGATCGAGCGCGAGACCTGCATGCCGGTCGAGCAGCTCAAGGAATCGCTGGCTGCCGAGTACGGCGAGGAGCTGGTGGAAGCTGGCCGCATCAATGCCGGCATGGTGCTTTTGCTGTTTGTCTCGGCAAGTGGCGCGACCTGGACAATAGCAACGCTGGTGACGCGAGGCATCGCCTGCGTGAACTCGACTGGCACGCATTGGCGCTGGAAGTCCCCGGGGACCTGATATGGCGATCGATGCGGCGTTTAGGCTGATCGCTGACGTTGGCTTCCCGATCGCATCGGCCATCGGGGCAGGGAGCTTCGTCTTCCTGACGCTCAAGTTCATCCTGGCCGGCGTAGACAGCAGCATACGCAATCTCACCGGAATCATTGCTGCGCTAGACAACCGTGTCGCCACGATGAACCACGACATCCTGCGCATCGACCTTCTCATATCGACTGCGCTGGATGTCGAGCCGGATATCGATCGCGTGGCGCGTGCGGACGGCAAGCAAGACGCGAGGAAGGACTGATGGACCTGGCTGGCGCGATTGGACAGTACGGCTTCCCAATCGTGGCGGCCGTGGGCATGGCCTACCTCATCTACTACGTCTGGAAATGGGCAACGTCGATCGTCAAGCCTGTCCTTTCCGACGCCAGCACGACCCTGATCGCGCTCATCGATCGCATCCGCATGCTCGACAACGACCTCATCCGGCTGCGCCAGAAGATCTCCGTGATCCTGATGCTGAGGAGGAAGTGATGGACATCCTGAAGATCGTTGGCGCCGTCGCCCCGACGATTGCGTCGGCGATCGGCGGCCCCATCGGGGGCATGGCCATGCAGGTCATCGGCAATGCCCTTGGCCTTGCGCCCGACGCCAGCGAGCGTGACGTCGAGAAGGCCCTCAAGCAGGCGACGCCCGAGCAGCTGCTGGCGCTCAAGGTCGCCGACAACGACTTCGCCATCCGCATGCGCGAACTCGACATCGACCTCGACAAGATCGCCGCGGGAGACCGCGACAGCGCTCGCAAGCGCGAAGCCCAGGTCAGGGACTGGATGCCGCGGATCCTTGCTGGCGTCATCGTCTGCGGCTTCATGGCGACGGTCTTCATGGTCCTGCTGGGCGTCGTCGAGGGAATGAAGGACCCGTTGATGGCAACGACAGTCGGGACGCTCATCGGCTTCGTGTCGGCAAAGGCCGAGCAGGTGATTGCCTACTATTTCGGCTCGTCGTCTTCGAGCCAGCAAAAGACAGCCATGCTTGCGGAGAAGAAGTGATGCGCGAGATGTTCGACGATAGCCTGAAGCTCGTCCTCATGCACGAGGGCGGGTGGAGCGACCATCCTCTCGATCCCGGCGGCGCCACCATGCAGGGCGTGACCTTGAGGACCTACTCGAACTGGCTCGGCAGGCCGGCGACCAAGGACGAGCTGCGCAACATGCCAGCCGAGCATCGCGATGCGATCTACCGGAAGCTCTACTGGGAGAGGGTGCAGGCCGACGAGTTGCCCCCGGGCGTCGACCATTGCGCCTTTGACATCGCGGTCAACAGCGGCTCGGGCAGGGCGGCCAAGATCCTCCAGGAGGCGGCCAGCGTCCCGGCCGACGGGTCGATCGGTCCCAAGACCCTTGCGGCCATACGCTATGCCGACCCCCTGTACCTGATCGGCCGCATGAGCGATCTTCGACTGGAGTTCCTCCAGCGGCTCGACACCTGGCCGACCTTTGGCAAGGGCTGGGGTAGGCGCGTCGAGCAGGTCCGAGACGAATCGCAGCGGCTCTTCGAGCGCGGCCGCGCAACAGCATGAGGGAACGGACAGGTTTCCTCCCCCTGTCCTGTCTGCTCCCGAGGGGGCGGAGGCCGCTATTCAGCCTGCCGGTCTCCGCTTCTCCCCCACATCCCCCACACTCCCCACAGGCATCCGGCCTTTTTGCAGGCCGATTCCATGCGTTTCCCTAGGGAAATGGTGCCGCCGAAGTGAATTGAACACTCGACCCCGTCCTTACCAAGGGCAGGGACGGGACGTGCTAGGCCTTTGCCTTCTGCCTTGAGCCGCGGTTTCCCCCACGCGCCCCCACAGCCCCCACGCGCCCCCATGCCCGCCGGATCGTCTCGACGTCGGCGTCCTGGTAGCGCATGGAGGACTTGGGATCGGCGTGGCCGAGGGTCGCCATGATGGTCTTGAGGCCGGCGCCGGCGTCGTTGAGCCAGCTGCCGACCGAGTGCCTTGCCATGTGGGGGGTGAAATCGACGCCAGAACGCTCTCTGGCGGGCGAAAGCATGTCGTAGGCGGCCCATCTATCCCTGACGCTCCAAAGTCGCTCCTGGGGCTTCCTGGGCAGTCTGTGAAGGCCCTGCATGGCAAGCGGGGAAAGCGGCAGGACCCGGTCCTCCTGCGTCTTGCCGATTCGCAACCGCAGAGTGCAATTCCCCATGTCGATCTGGTCCCAGCGCAGGGCAAGGACGTCCGAGATCCTCAACCCGGTCCCGAATAGCACCTCGAGCAAGGCGCGGGCCTCGCCGGCCGCGGCCGCCATGAGGCGATGGGCGTCTGGCTGGGAGAGGGCTCGGGTGACCGGCTTGGCCTCCCGGAACCGGGAGATCCGTCGCCATGGGCACCAGCCCTGCTGGGAGGCGTAGTGGAGGATGGCCGAGGCCGGGGTGATGACCAGCCGGTTCTTGCTGCTGGCCTTGCCGGCGGGGAAGAGGCGGTTGGCGACATCGACCAGCTGCGCCTGCGTGACCTGGGCGCAAGGCGTGTCGCCCAGTTCCCGGCTCAATCGCTGGATGTCGGCGCGCTGGCGATCGTCAAGGTCGCGGAAGGCGAGGTAGGCCCGGGCGGCCTCGGCGAAGCCGACGGTGTGCGCCGGGCCCGGCTCCTTGGCGCCGAGTGTCCTGAGGAGCTCTCGGTACCGCTGTTTCGCCAGCCCTGCGTCAGTCGTGCGAGTGCTGACTTCGAGCAACCGTCCTCCGTGCCGTCCGCGGACGGACCAGAAGGGCGATCGCTTCCCCGGGGGCAGGAGCTTGAGCATAGGCAGCGAATCAACAGGTCGTAGGCCTCGCGTGTCAACCGCATGCCGCGGCCGCTGCCGATCCGCGGGATGTCGTGGCGGGCCAGGTGGCGCAGGATGGTGTCCTTGCGCAACTTCATCGACCTCGCGACGTCATCGAGCGTGTAGAGCTGTGGCAGGTCACTCATGGCCGCCCTCTTGCGTCTCATCGTGCGGCATCATGCTTGGCTCGATCGATGCCGTTCGCGCCATGCTCGGCACGGCGCCGCAGCGGCCAAGCCTGAGATGCCTCTGGCTGAAATGGATTGGGCGCTTCCATGGAACAAACTTCAGCGCACCAACGACCATCGGCGTGGCTTTCGTGAACATCGTCCACTCGCCGTCGATTGGCTTGCGGCCAAGGCGAACCCATGCGTACTCGTTCTCAAGCTGGGTCCATTGCCATGCCATGCAGCTTGATCCGACGCATGTCTTGGATGTGTCTCGCCAGCACATCTTCCCACGCGCATGATGCTCGGTCATGCCGGAGGGCTCGATGTTGTAGAGGGTCATGGCTTGGCCTCCTGCACCGCCTTCAGAAGCGCGATCCCGGTCTCCATGCTCGACTCAAAAAGGTGCGGAAGCGCCGACCAGAAGAGCCTGATCCGCAACCTGCGAAGACCACTTCTCGACGACGTCGCCACCTTGGTCCCTGATCTTTCGCAGGGCCTCTTCCATCACCTTGTTCCTGGCCTCGAGCTCCATGAGCTGGCCAGACACGATCTGCTCGGCTCTGTGGTACTTGATGAGACGGCGCGCAGCTTCCTCGCGAAGCTCGTCGCTCTCCTCCTTGCCAAGATGCTCGACCAGCTCGTCGAGGCTCATCTTCTCCACCCAGCGAGGATCGGAGCCATCGCCATCGCAGTCCAAGCAATCGACGATCTGTGTCCTGTATGGGAACGAGAAGCCTTCGATCTCGTGCTGGCCCATGCCGTTGCAGACTTTGCAGATGCTCATTGCACGCTCCCTAGCGTCTTGACGGGGAACCGGATGTGCATGCTCCATCGCCGCTGCATGTCGGCAATGAGACGGTCTGCTTGCTCGAGGAGCATCAGCCGATGTTCGCGCTGCCAGAGTTCCGCTTCCTCCGCGGCTGCCTTGAGCGTCGGGCGCACCATGACAAGGAAGTCGATGTACTCACTCGGGATGTTCGGGTGAGCGTGCGTCGAGAGAAGCGACGTTCTGCTGGATGATGCGTTGCGCAAGATCCGCCTTCCTTTCGTATTCGGTGGCGACCTGCATGTGGTGCAGTCGGTCCCATGAATCCTCTGAATGCAGCATGGCTTCCGTGATGCGCGCCCTCGCGGCCGCTCGCAACGCGATCGGCGTCGAAAGCGGATCTGGCAGCTTCGGCCAGGCCCTCGGAGGCATCAGGACGTCAGCTCGTAGACGCCAATGCGACGCGCATTGGCACGCGGCCGCTTCGACAGGGTGAAGTCGACCAGCCTGAACCGATTGTCCCTGAACAAGGCACCCATGACCGATGGGTGCGCGCTGCGCGGCGGCGGCAGGGTGAGCCAGATGTCATCGCTGGTCACCTTGCCGTTCTCGCGAGCAAGCTGCGCCGCCATGTCCCTGGCGTTGGCGAGCCATGCATCCTGCCGCCCCTCGAACAAGTCGAGGGCCTCTTCCTTGCGCTGCTTGCCGGTGAGGAGCTCCATGTCACCCTCCTCAGAACGGGATTTCGTCGTCGTCGATCGACGAGCCGGCGTCCGGCTTGGCCGGCTTGTCGGCGGGCGCATCGACCTGGGCGTTCTTGTTGGCGAAGAGGGCGACGCAGTCGCGAGCATCGACTTCCGTCGCCGTGCGCTTCTGGCCATCCTTCTCGTACTGGCGCGTCTTGATGGAGCCGACGACCATCATCATCTGGCCCTTCTTCGCGACGTTGGCGAGCGCCTTGCCGCGCTCTCCCCACATGACGATGTTGTGCCAGGTCGTGGACTCGCCCTTGCTGCCGTCCTTCTTCGTGTAGCGCTCGCTGGTCGCAAGCGAGAAACGAAGCAGTCCGCTGCCGACATCCGCCTTGAACTCGGCGTCCTTGCCGACGTTGCCGATGAGATAGACGGTGTTCATGCCTTGCCTCCCTCTGAGTGGTAGTTGGCCGTGACGTCGCGCATCTCCACGTTCTGGAAGACGCCTCGAATCCCTTGAACGATGTCGTTGATGGCTTCCTCGTCGCTCATGCCGACGGGTCGCTTGAAGCGCGAGACCCAGGCGATCGACGTGAGCATCGCGTAGATGACGAGCCCCGGGCTGCGGTACTCCTCGAGCATCACCGCTGCAAAGCGCACCGACGTCTCGACGCATTCGCGAGCGAGCATGGCCTCCTCCCCAAGCTCGTCGCCATCCGCGGGGATGATCTGGACCTGGATCACGCAGCCTCCTTGCTGGAGAACTTCTCCTTCATCTCCCGGCCGGTCGATGCGTAGTCCTCGAGCAGCTCGGGGTTCCGCTCGCGGATCTCCTTGACCCGTGGCGCATGAACGCGGCCAAGGGACATGAGCTCGTCGGCGGACTTGACCCCCTTGAGCGCGGCGATGGCGCCGGTCACGAACGACTCGTCAAGGCGGCGCTGCTTGCTGACGGCCGATGCCTTGGCCTCGATCTCGAAGTCGGCCTTGGCCTCGGAGACGTACTTGGTGTCGTCGAACTGGCCGAGATGGACGTCGCCGCCTATGCCGATGTAGCTGAGGCACTTCGTGATGCCGTCGGTGACGGACTTCTTGAAGGACTCGTCGTCGGCGCGGCTTGAGCCGTCCTTGCGCGGCGTGCGGATTTCGGTGCCGCCCCATTGCGCGCCGGTCTCGTAGCGCATGCCGGCGTTGACGTACCAGACGCGCACAAGGCAGAAGACCATGCCTTCGGCGATCTTGGTGTCGAGGACGTCCCAGCCCCAGCCGATGCCGCAGGGACCGAACTCCTTGGTGGCGCGCCACACCGCCCACATGGGCTTGATGGCCGTGCCGGAGAAGCCGCCGCCGCGAGTGAAGGACTTGGTGTGGGCCGGGTCCGTCTTCGACAGGCTGTCCCACAGAAGGAGGTTGGTTTCCTTGCTCATGCGACCTCCTTGGCGAGCGCCGACACGGTGGGGCCGTCGATGAAGTCGAGGTTCTTGTCCTCGTACTCCTGAAGCAGTCGGTTGATGGTGTTCTCGCCGATGTGCTTGTTGACCATCACCTCCAGCGCACGGAGGTAGTCGCTGCGGAACCTGGCGACGATCTTGCCCATCCCCTCGTCGGTGTAGCCCGACCCATGGATGCCGTAGGTGGCGCCAGACAAGGGCGACGCCTCCTCGAGGTCGGCAAACAGCGAGATGTAGAATCGCTCCTGGTTGTCCGTCTTCTCGCCGGACCTGATGTTGAAGTTGACCCCCCTGATGAAGGGCAGGCTGTCGCGTAGCAGCGCCACCATCTCGTGGGCTTGCTTGATGCTGATGTCGATGGACTTCATGCCGCCTTCTCCTTGAGTTGGCTGATGACGATGCCGCGCTGGGTGCGGTTCACGCGGACCCCGAATGCCTCGATCTTCACGGCATCCTCGGGCAAGAACCCACGCAGGGCCTTCTTGGCGGCGTCGAGCCGCTTGTCGCTGTCGTAGTTCAAGACGAAGTCGCTTGCGGCCGCGATGAAGTCGCTGGCCCAGTTGGCTCTCTCGACGTCCGCCGTGGTCAGCTTGCGCGTCGGCACGCCCGGGATCGGTCGATCGTCTGGAAGGTCCCAGACAATGCCGGGAGGCGTGTCGCCTTCGAGCTCGCGCAGGAACATGAGCTCGGCGCCGAGCAGCGTGGCGATGTCATCCTCGTTGCGCTGCACGACGAATGGACGCCACTCGTCGTTGCCGTAGAGCACCGAGACGAAGGTCTGCTTGAAGCCGGTGACCATCATCTGGTGGACGAACTGCCAGTAGTTCGCCTGGATGACAGAGTATGGCTCGTTGCCATCGCCGATTGGCCGAGTGTGCTTGGCCTCGATGAGGCCGAGAGGTTGGCGGATGGCTTCCTTGCACCAGACAACGCCATCAGGCGTGCAGGTCTGCCAGACGCGGTCTGTGTTGACGTACTCGCAGACGCCGCCAATGCCACCAGCCTTCAGCCGGCGATCGGCATCGGGCGTGAAGGCGGGCATCGCGTCGAAGGTCACGTTTGCGGAAACGCCGAACTTCTCGTTGTCGTGGTTGCGCTGCCACCAGGACAAGTTGAAGGCTTCGGTGACGAGGCCGAGCTGGACGCGCAGAACGCCAGACAGGTCCTCTGGCGTCGCGAGTCCCTTCTTCTCCTTCCAGAGATTGATGCCGTCGCCGCGCATCAGCCGGCGCGCATCGGTTGCGCTGATCGTGTAGCCCATCAGGTTCCCTCCTGTTGAAGGTGCAAAATTGCAGCGCTCAAGGCAAAAAAAATCACGACGGGGCCTTTTGCGGAGGCTCGTCGTGAAGCCGAAGCAGGTCGTAGCCCATGCCGACCAGCCAGTTCTTCAGCTCGTCGCGATCGTCTGGGCCGCCGTTGATGCGCAAGTATCCGCCTTTGCCTTTGTCGCCAAGGCGGCGAACGTAGACCCAGCGATACTTCTTGGGCTCCTCTTGTTGTGTCGTGCGAAACCAGAGGAGCCGATAGAACATGCCGTCTTCGTCCTTGTCGACGGCAAGGTAGTTCTTGTCGCGCAGGATGCGCAGAGCATCCACGATGTCTTGCTGGCTTGCGCCAGTTGCCTCGGAGATCGAACGCTGCGAGATGCGCACCCAGCCGTAGGAACTGGCTTCTAGGGCCAGCAAGGCTGCGACATGGATGTGCAGCGACGTCGACGTGCGGTCCCCTACAAGACCCATGGGAATGGCGACAGTCTTCATCGCTTCTTTCTCCCAGTCGTGATTCTCAGTTCGATTCCAAGCAGGGCCTTCATCATCTTGGCCTTGAGCCTAAAGATTGCCGTCTTGATGCCCTTGAAGTCTTCGACGATTGTCGTCCCGGCTTCTTCGTAGACGAAGTCAGCGACGTAGGTGCAGAGCTTGAAGCCGTTGACTGCCAGCGGGTATGCCACTTGGAGCCGGAGGTTCCTGATGTGTCCCGCTTGCTCGAGTCGCTTGAGGTCGACGTATCGCAGGGCTTCGCCCTTGCTTGCGAAGGTGATGCCTTCGATCGTCGTGCGACGCGACTTGTACTTCGAGTGGAAGCTCGAGCTGGCGGTGATCACCCGTTGGCGTCGCCCCGACAACCTCGAGCTCACGACCAAGGAACTCCAGCCAGATGCAGAGGTTGAATGCCGTTGGTGGACGCAAGGACGTCTCCCACATGGCAAGCGATCCGCGATGGAAGCCGCACTTGTCCTCGAGGTCCCATCGTGACCATCCCTGGCGCTTGCGTTCGGCGCTAAGCGCCGCGACGAGCTTGTGCCAGAGCGGCTGGTTTCTTACGCAGCTGTAGCTTCCCAAGGCGTTGGATCTCCTTGGCGATGCGTTCTGCTGTCCCGTGGCGGGGCGATGTCTGCCGCTTCATCCACCTCTGATAGGTGGTGCGGGCGACGCCTGCTGAGCGCATGGCGCTCTCGAGAGAGACGTTGTGCGCTGTTGCCATTGTGGCGAGCAGATCGAGGGGATGTGACAACATGGCATTGGTTTACTGCAAAAATGCAGCCTATTGCAAGCTGCACTTTTGCACCAATGTGTGCTATTGCGTTGCACGCGAGTCGCGTTAATAGCCCCACTTTGAAGGAGCATTTACATGAGCAACGATCGCGACAGCATTGGCAGGTGGATGCTGGATGTGATGCGTCGCAACAACTGGTCGGCCGAGCATTGGGCAAGACTTGCCAATGTCCCCTCGACCAGTATCACGCGCTTCCTCAAGCACAAGGACACATCCTGGCCTTCAACGAGAACAGTCGTGGCCTTGAGCAAGATTGCTGGTGTAGCCCCAAGCTTTGGCGTTGCCGCAACGCAGGGGGCGCGCATCCCGTCCGTTCCAATGGAGCAACTGCTTGACATGAATGTCCGGGAGCTAGTTGCATCGCGGAGGTGGTCCTCCATCACCGTGAGCGGCGACATCCCGATTGGATGCGTTGCCATGACAATGACGCTTGAAGTGCTTGAGGCGGCCGGCGTCTTCATGGGAGACCAGTTGATTGTTGACCCCAGCGCACAGCCTGAGCGTGGCTCGCTGGTCATCATCTCAACCGGCGATCGCGTGTCTGCTGGCGCCTACATGCCGCCAGTCGTGGTCGAGCGGCGCATGGCGCCGGGAGAGCCCAACGCATGGCCGCTCGACTTGATAGAAGTCCGCGGCGTCATTCGCCGCGTCGATCGGGACTACCCGTTGTAGGAGATGCCCGGCGGCTGCCATCCGCCGCCACGCTTCTCCAGGGCGAGCTCAATGCGGCGAGCAAGGCCGCCCTTGGGCTCGCTGTTCTGGGTCTGGACATCGACCTGCTTGCCGATCTCGACCAGCTGCTCCTTGGTGAGCCGCTTGAGGACTGGCAGCGACGCCATGTTCATGTCCATGGGCGACGCTTCGCAAGCGTTGAGAACGGCAAGGCAGTTCTTGTCGTCCGGCTTGTAGGCGTGCACCACGTTCTGGGCCATGGCGATGACGAGCTTGCCCAGATCGGCCTGCGTCATGTCGAGCAGCTTGTCGATGCTGAGCCCCTCGGCTAGGGCGTCCTCCTGGAACTTCTCGACCGTCTCTCGTGCCTTCTTGAGTCCCGGCGTGTTCATGAAGATGTCCGCCGTCGGCGCCAAGAGGTTGGTAGGACGCTGCCAGACGCGGAAGCTGCTGGACAGGATAACGGCAAGCGCCACGTTGACGTGTCCGATGAGCGCCTGTCGCGTGTAGTCGGCGAGGTACTGCGCCGCCATGTCGCGAATGCCGGATGAGACGTCTTCGCCGGCCTCACCGGACTCGGCCTTCTCCCTTTCCTTCGCCTTCTGCTTGGCCGCCTTCTCCTTGGCCTTCTGGTCCTCGATCCTGAAAACAGGCGTCCTGATCTGGATGCGCGCATCGGGAGTCAAAAGCACGACGGCGCCCGCCTTCTTGGGGTCGTTCTTGGCGTTTGGTTCCGAGATGTAGGTCGTGAAGTACGAGTTGGACGCCGAGCTCTCGAAGAAGTCGACCCACTTGTGCTTCGACTTCAGGGCTTCCGCGATCTCCTGGCCGCGCTTGCGCTGCAGCTCCATGACCAGCGAGTAGGGCTCGAAGCTGACCTCGCCAAGCAGGTTGCGGACGACGGTGCCGCCGGCCTCGAGGAACTGCTGCTCCGTGAACTCGACGTCGCCGGCATTGACGCGCTCCTTGGCGATGTCGCGTCGGAGCATCCGGGCATCCGGCCCCTCGTCGTTGTAGCTCGAGTAGTCCTTGAGGCGCCGCAGCACGCCACGCTGCTTGCCGTCGGAGAGCTTTGAGAGCTCGAGCGCGAACTCCGTCCCGATCTTTCCCTTCTCCAGCTTCGCCAGCGCATCCGGCACGAGCCTGGTCAGCTGCGCGGCGATCTTGGCGTTCTCGTGGGGCTGGCCAAGGATGATGGCAGCCTCGCCGAGGTCGGTGACGCCGCTGGCGAAGATCGCCAGCAGGCCGCGCACCGTGTCGCCCAGCGACATCGCCGAGCGCGAGGTGTTCTCGGCAAGGCTGACGGCCGAGAGCGAGCGATCGTCCATGCCGTCAGGCAGGACAACGCACGGGACGCGATCCCACTTGAGCCAGGTCAGCGCCTTGAGGCGCGTGACTCCGGCCACAACGTTCCACTCGTTGTCGATGCGCTTGACCAGCAGCGGATTGAGGAGGCCGACGTTCTTGATGGAGAGCGCCATGGCCGCGACGTCCATGTCGCTGCGCGAGGACCGGACGTTGCCAGCCCACGGCACCAGCTCGGCGACCTGCAGGTAGGTCAGCTGGTCGTCGGTGGCGATGGGCTTGGCGACGATGTTGTCGACGGTGTCAGGCATTGCAGAGCTCCTTCCATGCAGCCTTGTTGGTGAGGGCGAGGACACGGTCCTCGCGTTGGGCGCGCACCTGGGCGCGGTTGGCGCGGGCGTTGGAGTGCGTGGCCCAGCTGGTGAGGACGTTGTAGAGGTCCCATGCGGTGCCGTTCTCGCCGTGCTTGGTCGCGTAGTCGGCGAACAGCGTGTCGCGCAGGGAGTCGTTGCCCTGCGGCATCAGGTTGAGCAGCTCGCGGGCATTGCCGAGCGACAGGCGCACGGTCGACCAATGCCGCATGTTCTCGACGTAGCCGTTGAACGAGTCCGCGGCCTTGACGACGGCCTCGATCAGTCGCGACGAACGCTCGCCGAAGTTCGAGGTGTGCTTGGCGCGGACGTCGATCGCCGTGTCGCCGATGACGCAAGTGTTGGCGCAGACGAACCGGAAGAAGCCAGCGGTGCCGCGGAACGAGTACGACCCGTCGTAGCTGTCGAACATGATGATGCGCAGCGCGACGGGATCGCCCTGTCCGACATCCTTCGTGTGCGCGGGGAACAAGTACTGGCGGAAGACGCGGCCGCCATTGTGGCTCATGTCCGTCGCCACGCGCATATCGGTGGTGTCGAGGCCCGAGCGCATGATGGCGTTGTCGAAGCGGGAGAAGTTCTCCTGGTATGGGACGAGGTGGTAGTCCGAGGTGTGCAGGGCGATCGTGTCGCCGCTGTCTTCGCGCCAGATGCGCTGATAGCCGGCGATGGGCGAGCCGTTGGCGTCGAAGACTTCGCCGGCGCTGACGGGAAACCACTTCGGGGTTTCGTGGTTGATGGGGATGAACCCGTGACGGTCCATCATCGACGAGAAAGCGCCATCAGGCATGGAGTTGCTCCTTCTTCTGGGGCTCGATGAGGTAGAGGAAGCTGGCGTTCATCTTCACGATGAGGTCGCGCAGCTCGCGAGCAACGGTGGCCCGCTCTGAGAAGTAGAAGGCATCGCCTTCCTCGCTCTTCTCGAGGCAGATGACTTCGTAGAAACGCGCCTCACCAACGGCGTCGTTGAGGATCTCGGCGAGCAAGCCAAGCTTGTCGACCGGCATCTTGCGGATGTGGTCGATGAGCGGTCCGGTGTTCAGGATGATCTTGGTCATGTCTGGCCGCCTCCTGATCGGCCACGAAACCACAGCAGGGCCTTCAGCAAGCCAAAGGCAAAAGCCATCACCAGGACGGCAATAACGATCATTGGAAAGAGCGAAGACAGGGTTGCCCACGCAGTCGCGACTGCCATCGCGACCACGACGACGCAAAAGACCGAGACAAGGAACCAGATGATGATGAATCCGATGAGCGGTCCGTGGTCCTTGATGGCTATCTGGATGCGTGGGACCTGTTTGGTGAGGGCCTGGAGGATTCCTGGAAGGGCTCGTATGAGCTTGACGAGAAAGACAAGGGCGTAGAACACCTACACCTCCCATGCGACAAGCCCGGCGCTTTTCGCAGCGTCTCGAATGCGCGTTGGGCTGTTGGTTGGAAGAATGATGAAGCCGATCTTGTGGCCTGCGCTGAAGCGACCCTTGGCGGAGTTCATCAAGGCCTCGTAGCGTTCGCCAAAGGGAACCCACGGCACTTTGTTGCGTCCCGCCCATGTGCGGACGAGTTTCCGTGCAGGGCTCTCTTCTTCGCCGGACCCTGCGTGCCAGATGGCGATGGACTTGTGCTTGCGCTTGAGTGCCGAGAAGCAGTCAGCGACACGCTCCTTGGTGATGCCAAGATCGCCGCCAGCCACGACGGCAACGAAACGGATCTTCATCTCCGGCGTTGCCAGTTCGAGCCACGACGCCAAGCTCGCAGCGTTTGCAGGGCTCTCGCCAGGTCGAGGAACGTCACGAGCAGCGCCACGATCGGTGGAAGCACTCGCGACAGCATCCGAATGAAGTTCCAGAAGTTCCACATGGGCCTCCTATCCTGCAAAATTGCAGAACGAAAGGAAAGCAGGGCCTTCCGAATTGCTCGGAAGACCCTGCTCGGTGGTCAGAAGGGGACGTCGTCGCCCTTCCACGTCGGCTGCGTGGTTGGCGCCTCGGGCGCCGGCGCATCGGCATCCTCGGCGGGCGCCATCGTGGCGTCGGCGCGCTTGGCCGACAGGATGGCGAACTCGCCATTGTTGCCGACAACGACGTCGGTGGCGTAGCGCGTAAGGCCGTCCTTCTCGTACTTGCTGTGCTGCAGCTTACCGCTCACGCGCACGAGCTGACCCTTGCGGCCGTGGGCCTGGAGGATCTTGACGAGGCCTTGCGACAGGACGGTGATGCGGTGCCAGTCGGTGCGCTCGACGGGCTGGCCGTTGCTGGTCCAGCGCTCCGTCGTGGCGACGCTGAGCGTCGCGAACGACTTGCCGGACTGGGCGGTGCGGATCTCGGGGTCGCGCCCGAGATTGCCGATGATCTCGACTCGGTTGACGTTGAACATCTGCTGTCTCCTCTCTGTGGGGGACCCGGAATGGGTCCAATGAAAAAACGCCGGGCCTTGGATGCGTCCATCCAAAGCGCCGGCGTTCCCAAGGCATGCCCGAGGCATAGGCTGCGGGGCTGACCCTGTTCCATCCACAACGGGGAGGCGTCGACTGCCTGCGCCAGGCAGCTGGTGCGATCGTCTTGCGTCGATCTGCGGCGAGTCGTCAGCATGCTACATGGATGCGTCTCCTCGAGATTGAACGAGAGCCTTGAGGGTTGCAGCAGCGCAGGACGCTGCAACGAGCTTGGCGAAGCCTGCGTATCGCTCGTACCTCAGAAAGACCCGCTGGGCCTTATCGCTCGGGGATCGTCCATTCCGCCTCGCTGGGCGGGATAGTCTTCACGGTGATGACGCGACGCATCGCCCACGAGGACATGGCGTTCGCGATCATCAAGACCGTCCAGATGAACCGGACGCGAACGCCGCACTTGCGGCGTCGATACTCGTCGCGGAGGTAGCTGGCGAACCAGCGAAACCGAAGTCGAATCATGCGCATGAGCGTCTCCTCTGAGTGAGATCGATCAACAATCGATCAAACAGAAAAAGCAGGGCCTTTGAGCCGCTGCATGCAGGGCTCAGTCCTGGTCTTGGGGGCGGGGGCGCAGGCGGTGGAGGGGGACCGGGGCGGAGGGGGATAGGGGAGGCGAGAGCCTCCCCGAGACCCGTGCCGCCGCGGCGACGGTGGAAAAAAAGAGCTGGCGGCGCCGTCGCGGGACGGCTGCCGCCAGCTCGAGGTGTCAGGTCAGGGCGCGGTGCTGTCCGCGTCCGGCGACGGTGCCGCCTGGGGCACCGGGCGGAGGTCGTCACCGACCGTCCAGCCCTGCGGCGGGACGGGGGCGAAGGTCGGGATGCCTTCGCGGATGGCACGGCCGACGAGATCGCCGACCTGTGCCTTGCCGCCGAACGCCAGCACGGCGTTCGGGTTCTGCGCCACGATCACCCTGTTGCGGGTGAAGCCCGCGTCCTTGCCGTGGCGGTTGAAGTCGAGTCCGAACTGTCGGATGGCGACGCGGTTCTTGCGCGCCCAATCGGCCACGGTTCCGTCGACGCCCGCGGCGCGGTCGCCGGTGTAGAGCCAGAGCCGGTCTCCGTACTTGGTCCGCGCCCGGTCGAGCCAGTCGGTGACGAGCTGGCGGTCGTGGGCGTCGGGCGAGCCGACGACGACCACGCGAAACCCCTTGGCCTCGGGGACCGCGGGGCGCACGTTGCCGAGCGAGATCTCCGTGGCGAGCGCGAGGGCCGGGTGGTAGACGCGCTGCGTCTGCGAGGCCGGAACCCACGGCTCTCCAACGATCTCCGAGTAGGCGTCGGTCGCGCCGTCTAGGGCGCGCCGCAGCGCGGCGATGTCGGCCGCGTGTTCCGCGACGGCGTCGGAGATGCGCGACTGCTCGACGCTCTCCAGCTCGGGCGGAAGCGCGCCGGGGTCCGACGCGTTCTGCGTCTCGCGGGCCATGGCCGCCTCGGTGCGGTTGAGCTGCCGCTGTATGGCGGAGCAGACCGCGTCGAGGATGTTGCGCTGCATCCGCTTGCTCACGCACCCCTCGTCGAGGAGGTGCATGGCGTCGCGGAAGGTGTTCGCGACGCCGACGGTGCTGTCCGCGAGCGCGTCGGGGTCGGTGACCTCGTTCGCGTACTCGCGGGTGATGAGGCGCTGGCGGTGCTTATGCGCCTCGCGGGACGCCGCCCACTCGCTGCGCGGCGTGTAGTCGCCCACCGGCCGGTCGTACTTGACCGGCACGATGCGCTCGAAAACCGCCTCAGGCAGCGCGCCGTCAGCGACCTCGACGTAGGCGCGACCCGGCTGGATCGTGTAGGTCTCGCCGACGCGATTGGAGTTCAGATCAACGTGGATCTTCGAAGTCATGTGCAAATCTCCTCTGTGAAGAGCGGTCAGCAACCGCCCAATGAACCAACGCTGGGCCTTACTAGCGCCGCTGCTGGGGGGTCATCGCCCCAACTGCATCGGGGCAACGGGGAGGGGCCCGCGTTGTCAAGGACCCGCAGCGAAGCGAGGGCGGTGGCATGCACCGGAGGGCCGCCTCCATGCGATCAGCGCGAGGCGAAGCCTTGCGATGAGCGCGTGGAGGTGGTCCCGCTCGGTGCACCCGAAGGGCGAAATGCGAAGCATTTCGTGCCAACCGGGGGCGCGTCTCGCCGCGGTGACCTGGCGGCTGGACGCAACGCAGCGACCCTCCTTGACGACGTGGGAGGGGACTCCCCCGTTACACTTGCGCGGGTGGGGTGGTGGTTCCCCAGCAAAATGGGAGGGGCGCCTCTTTCGCGCCCCTCACCTCGGGCGCGTCAGCGCCAACCAAGAAGCGCGATAGGGTTCGAAGCCCGAAGGGCCGAGACGCCGAAGGCGGCTCGGGGCGAAGCCCGAGAGCCCGGTCGGCGAAGCCGAATCGCCCGTGCGCGTCGGAGGCGTAATGGTTGACAGGTCAAGGATGTGGTCCTGCAATGCCGCAGAAGCGCCTGCAAAGACAGGTGGCATTATTGCCACTTGACAGGCGATTTCGCAGGGGCGTAGGGGAGGGGGCAGGGGGAGGGGCGAGAGCGGAGGCCGCAGATGCCGTCAGATGCCGATGTGATCGACCCAGAACCGATGCCGCAGCCCAAGAGGCGCGTGGTGAGGATCAAGGGGAAAGCGCAAGGAATGCGCGGCGTGAACGCAGCCGACAGGGCCAACGTCGTGGCCATAGGCGACGCCAATTACAGGGCGCTGGAACTGATAGCGAAACGAGGACTGACGCAGAGGGATGCGGCAGCAGAAGCGGGGATCGGGGAAGGGGCGTTGAGTCGGCTGCTCGCCAAGCCTGAGGCGCGTGACCTTCTCGCCGAGATGCAGGAGACGCAGCTTCGAGTCCTGAGGTCAAAGGCCCTGTGCAGGACAGAGGTGCTGCTGGACGAGGCACGAAGCGAGCGCGTGCGGCTTGAGGCAGCACGGCTGGTGCTGGAGCAGAGCAAGCCTGAGGCGGTGGCAACGGCAGGAAGCGTCGAGCTGGTCATAGACCTAGGCTCGTGAGGTGAACCCGTAGTGCTGTGTCCGTATCCGCCGCCGCAGCGACCGGAGGAACTAGCGGAGCCGCGAGCGTTGAGACCAACACCATCGCTTTGCGATGGGGGGGGTCGAAAACGCGAGCGCGACCTCCGAGCCCTCTACTCCCCCCGCATTTTTTTCACATAGGGGACCCCCGTGATCGTCTCTCCCTCCAGCTTCCTTGCGACCCTGTCGTTTCAGGATCTCCAGGTTCTTCGGGAGCATGTCAGGCGCACGCACATGAAGGACTGGAAGCCTGAGTACCGCACGGACCAGGAGTGCGACCGGATCATCGACGTGATCGGGCCGCGTGTTGCCGAGCGATCGCTCAAGGAGGCGGTTGATCGCAAGTGGTCGGATTGGCGGAGGTCTGCATGACCGAGCGGCGCCCTTCTGGCGAGGTGTGGAAGAGCATGGACCTTCCCGAGAATGCGTCGCGCAAGGACATCGACGCGGCGTTTGGGGACCTGATCTTGCAGTGCCGTGGAGATGGTGGCGTGAAGCTCCTTGCCCAGCGCATCCACTACGAGCCTGACGGCACCCATCGCCTGCTGGTGAAGATGGGCAAATCGAGGAGGGTGCCGGCCGATGGATGATGGAGAGATCAGGGAGCTGGCCGAGGGGCAGCACCAGATCGACGCTGCGCGGTCCAAGCGGCGCCAGGTGCGCTACAAGACCCGCGGCTACTGGTCCGAGCTGTCCAACCTCCGTCGTCGCATTGACGAGCTCGAGAAGCGCCTTGTCCTGCTGGACAGGCTGAACCGCCGCTTTCAGGGCCAGGTCGAGTGGCTTGAATCCAGCTTCCCCAAGCTCAAGGAGCGCCGCCTCCAGATCGAGTCCGAGGGCGGTTTCGACTACCTGCTCGAGCATGACGCTCCGCGTCCTGTTGGGCGGCCGCCGCGATCGTTCTTCGAGGGCAAGGTCTGATGGCCGAGCCGGTCAGGATCTCCTACAAGCCACCTGGCCCCGTGGGCCGGGACTTCATGAAGGATCTGAGCTTCGTGCGCGGCATTCGCGGCCCGATCGGCAGCGGCAAGTCCGTCACCTGCTGCATCGAGATCATGCGCCTTGCGCTTGCCATGCCGCGCAGCGGGCGGTCGAAGAAGCGCCAGTCCCGCTGGTGCATCATCCGCAACACGCAGGGCGAGCTGCGCACGACCACGATCAAGACCTGGCTCGATTGGTTTCCCGAGCACGAGTTCGGGAAGTTCAACTGGTCGCCGCCCTTTACGCACAAGATCCGCAAGGGCGACGTCGAGATGGAAGTGATCTTCCTGGCCCTGGACCGGGAAGACGACGTCAAGAAGCTGCTGTCGCTCGAGCTGACGGGGGCGTGGATCAACGAGGCCCGGGAGATCCCCAAGGCCATCCTCGACATGCTGACCGGCCGCGTTGGCCGCTTTCCCAAGCTTGCTGATCTTGATGGCCAGGACTACCGCGCCTGCATCTTCATGGACACCAACGCCATGGAGCCTGACCATTGGTGGCCCATCCTGGCCGGCGAGGCGCCGATCCCCGAGGACATGGACCCCGTCGACGCGCTGACGCTGCAGCGCCCCGAGAACTGGCGGTTCTTCGTCCAGCCCGAGGCCGTCGTCGAGAAGATGGATGGCGACGCGATCGTCGGCTACGAGATCAACCCCGCGGCCGAGAACCTCCCCAACCTGCGCCCGGACTACTACTCGAACCAGATCGCCGGCAAGACGCGCAGCTGGATTCGCGTCTACCTCCAGAACCGCCTTGGCTACACGCTGGACGGCTCGCTGGTCTATCCGACCTTCTCCGACGAACGCCATGTAGCGCGCTCCAAGCTTGTGCCGCAGGAGAACCACGTTGTCGGCGTCGGCATCGACTTTGGGCTCACGCCCGCGGCCATCATCGGACAGAACGTGATGGGCCGCTTCAAGATCATGCGCGAGATCGTCGCGACATCCATGGGCGCCGAGCGCTTTGCCGACCAGCTGCTGGCAGTCCTTTCCCAGCCGCCTTTCGCCGGCATGCAGCTTGCGTTCTGGGGCGACCCGGCCGGCGACAGCCGGGCCCAGACCGACGAGCGCACGCCCTTCGACATCCTGCGCGCCAAGGGCATCAACGCCCAGCCCGCGCCTACCAACGACTTCGTGGAGCGACAGCAGGCAGTCGAGCACCTGCTCAACCAGCGCATCGGCGACCTCGAGGTCTTCCTGCTCGACCCGTCCTGCACGATCCTGCGTGCAGGCTTTGCCCGCGGCTACCACTACCCGATGGTGCAGGGCGTCGGCGGCAAGCGCCCCGCCGATCGACCGATGAAGAACCGCTACAGCCATCCCCACGACGCCTTGCAGTACCTCGTCCTTGGCCTTGGTGGCGGCCGCATGCTCCTCAACCGCACGCCCGTCGCCAAGCCGAGCGTCGCGGTCGTCAACACGCGCACGCATGGCACGGTGATGGATCGCCTGACGCGCAGGCTGCGAGGTCGTGGTGGCTGAGCCGTTCCGCGAATGCGACTTCGGCCTCGACATCGTGACCTGGCACGTTGCCTTCGGCGATTTCCATCCCGGCACGCGACGCTGGTGGCATCTCTTTGCCCGCAAGGGCTGGCGTCATGTCCTGGTGTTTGGCTACTCGCGTGGTGGATGGATCGTCATCGACCCCTTGATGGGCCACACCGACGTGCGCGTAGCGATGGGCGAGGAGATGGATCGCACGATCGCCGTGCTGAAAGCTGGTGGCGGCCGCATCCTCCGTGTCGATCGGATCAAACGCTATAGGTGGATGCTGCGCGGGCCGGTCTATTGCGTGACCACGGTGAAGCACCTGCTTGGCATGGGCGGCCTGTCGTTCACGCCAGAGCAGCTGTACCACGCACTCCTGCGCCACGGCGCGACCGAGGTGTTCCGATGAAGGCTCCAAAGATGCCCGCCTCCGATCCTGCGACCATCGCCGCGCAGCAGGAGGCGAAGCAGCGCGCCGAGGAAGAGCGCAAGAAGTCCGAGGAAGTCGCGGCCAGCACCGAACGCCTGCGCTCGTCTGGCGCCATGGGCCGCCGCTCGCTCTTCAGCGCCGGCGAGTCTGGCTACAACTCCATGCTTGGAGGCTGATTCATGCCTCTCTTGAAAAGCCTCTTCGAAGCGCTTGGCGACTACAAAAAAGCGTGGGACCACGAAAAAAATCGCAAGAGGCTTTCAAGGGAAGATGCCGATCGTGCAAAGCTTGACAAGGAAGACGAAGGCAAGCCGATGCGCGCATTCGATGATGACGGCAGCGAGATTCCCTGGCCTCCGACTGGTAGCGACATGGAGAAGCCTCCGGCTGCCATGATCGGCAAGAGATTCAAGTCGCTGCTTGATCGCTAGAAGCAATTCAGCTGCGAGAAGCACCTCATGAACCTCGAAGAGATCATCAAGCGTTCGCAGAAAGCGCACTCGACGCACGACCAATGGAAGACGCTTTGGGACGAGTGCTACGAGTACTCGATGCCGCACCGTGCGCGGTTCTTCTCGCACACCAACGGCCAGAAGAACACGCTGAACCTCTACGACAGCACGGCTGTCACCTCCATCCACGAGTTTGCGTCGCGCCTGCAGGCTGGCCTCACGCCAACCTTCTCGCGCTGGTCGCGCCTGCGGCCTGGCCGCATCATCGACCCCGACAACGCCAACGAGATCCAGGCCAAGCTTGACGAGATCGGCGAAGAGGTCTTCGCGGTCCTCCATCGCTCGAACTTCGACAGCCAGATCCACGAAGCCTACATGGAGCTTGGGATCGGCACGGGATCGCTCATCGCCGACTACGATCGCGACGACGTCATCCGTTTCACCGCGGTCCCGCTCACGCAGATGGCAATGGATGCCGGCCCATGGGGAACCGTCGATGGGCGATTCCGCAAGCGCAAGATCCAGGTCGGCCTGATCGACAAGGAGTGGCCCGGCGCCAACATCCCGATGGAGCTGATGGATCGCATGGCGAACCGTCCGCTTGACGAGATCGAAGTCAACGAGGCGACCTTCCGCGACTGGTCCAAGCGCGTCGAGACCCATGTCTACGTCGTGTGGCTCTCGTCGCCCAAGGCCGAGATCCTGCGCACGACCTACAGCGGGGCCGGCGCCTGCCCGCACATCAACTTCCGCTGGTCCGTCGCTGCTGGCGAGGTCTATGGCCGCGGCCCGCTGCTCAACGCCATGCCCGACGTGCGCGTCGCCAACGTCATCGTGCAGCTGAACCTGGAGAACGCCGAGCTAGCTGTGTCTGGTCTGTGGCAGGGCGAGGACGATGGCGTCCTCAACCCCAACACCATCACGCTGC